TCTCAAGCAACAATTTAATAATTAAAAAAGTAAACAAATGTTTGTTGATAAGAAAACAAAATTAGAAAGACTAGATGTATGTAAAAGTTGTAGTTTCTACCGAAACTTCTTACTGTTAAAGAAGCCACAAATAAGTAGAGGCTCAAGATGTGCTAAATGCAAATGCTTCCTAGATGCAAAGACATCATTAACAAAAGAGTTTTTTGGTAAGTGTCCAGAAAATAAATGGTAAAACTTTACATATGAATTTCAAAGAAATCGCTGCTAATTACAGCAAGAACAAAAGAGGTATGATGACTGATGCAGTTATTAAGAACAAAAATCATCAAAGAAATTTCCCAACCTATCAAGCAACTTCATTGAACTTAATGTTTGCTGAATGGCATTTATTATTTCCTGCTAACAAACAAAGTATTAATTGCACTTCTTGTAGAGGAGCAGTTTGTAAGTTTTGGGAGATGATGGTAGATGAGTGGATTGAAATAGAGCAAACACCTAAAAAGAAAAATGTCCCTAAAAAAAATAAGACAAAATAAAGCAGATGTAATCTTTGACTTCATTGAAATTGCTGGTAGTGAGTTAGAGAAGAGGTTTGGGGAAACCCCAACTAGTAGGGATATTATAAGACATCTTGCAGAGAGAGGATTAATTGAGCCTAAGAGAATTAGGAACTATATGATTATTGCTGACTTTGATAGGATGCTAGTAGGTAATGAAGGGAGTAGAACTAACACTTGGATGGACTTATCTATTAAGTACGAAATAAGTGAGAGTATGGCTCAGAACATAGTCTATAAGGAGAGAAATAAGGCTAAACCATCAAGTAACATCACATACTAAAAGTTTTGTAGGTAAATTGGGTAAGATTAAAAACACTTGCTTGTATTTTTGCTGCTATGAACGAAAAATGGTATAACATTCAAAACAAGGCAGGTGAAACTGCTGATATATATATCTTTGATGAAATAGGTACTTATGGAGTAACTGCACAAGACTTTATATCAGAAATCAAAGATTTAAAAGATATGCCAATCAACTTACGCATCAATTCGCTTGGAGGAGATGTGTTTGATGGAATGGCTATGTACAATGTAATCAAAAGAAGAGAAGCTAAGACTACAGTCTATATAGAGGGTATAGCAGCAAGTATCGCTACTATCATTGCTTTAGGTGCAGATGAGGTGATAATGGCAGAGAACTCTTTATTTATGATTCATAACGCTTGGGGAGGAACTTCAGGAGAGGCTAAGGATATGCGTAAGACTGCAGAAACTCTTGATAAGATTACAAGTGAACTAACAGACATTTATGTAAAGAAGACTGGATTATCGTATGATGCTCTTGCTGAGATGATGGATGAGGAGAGTTGGTTAAATGCTCAAGAGGCTTTTGACTTAGGATTCATTGATACTATCTCTGACTCTATTAAGGTGGCTGCAAAGTATGATGTTTCTAAGTTTAAGAACATCACGCAGGAAGAAATTAAGAATAAATTAAGTATTAATATAAATAACAAAAAAATGACTAACGAGTTAAAAGATTGGTTCAATAGTAAGGTTGAGGAAATTGTTACTGCTGTAAAAGGTGAGGTAAAAGTTTCTGCAGATGTTGCTGAACAAACTGCGATAACTGTGAACTTAGGAGATAACGAAGAAATTACAAATAAGATTTCTGAATTTGAGGCTAAGAACATAGAATTATCAAACAAGATGTCTTTACTAGAAGAAGAATTGGTTTCTGCAAAAGGAAACAATGAAACCTTAACAGTAGAGGTTGAAGGTTTGAACGCAAAAATCAACAAGGCAGACGCTAAAGGTACAGAATTAGAAACTTCAGGCGACCCTGCAATAGTTGAAAACAAAGTAGTAGATGGCAATTCAGCATTTTACGCTGCAATGGCATCAAGAATAAGAAGTAAATTTAATAATTAAAAAAATAAAATAAAATAATATGCCAACAAATGTAGCAAATGACGCAATCACCGCAACTTACGGTGGTGCGCAACTAAACGAAATCTTCTACGAACCAGTATTTAGAAGTGATGATATAATGCGTAACTATAGAGTAATTCCTAATGTTAAGCACGTAATGAATGTATATACAGCAGCAGCTTTAACGAAAATCGTAGAGGTTTACTCAACTTGTTCAGCGGCAAGTGGTACTAACCAATTTGACCTTTCTGACAAAGTAATTACTGCAGGTAGATGTAGAGTTGCTTTAGAGCAATGTACTGATGAGTTTTTCGGAACTTTCATTGAGGAGTCTTATAGAAGTGGAGCAGATGTAATGAATATTGAAGGTACTCAGTTAGCTGATGCAATCGTAAACAGAGCAGTAAAAGGTATCGCTTCAGATGTAGTAAGATTAGCTTGGGGTGGTGATGTAGCAGGAGCAGTAGCAGGATATGCAGTATTTAATGGTTGGATGGAATTAATGAAAGCAGAGACTGTTTTAGAAAGAGTTGGTGTAGCACCAGCAAATCCAACAGCAGGAGAAGCATTAGGTTTAATAATGCAAGTTTATGATGGAGCGCCTGCAGCATTACAGCAAGTAGCACCAGCAGATAAGAAAATGTTTGTAACTCCTAAGTTATATAACGCTTACTTACAGAATCTTGAAGGTAACGGAGCTGACTTAGCAATCGTTAATAGAGTAGATGCTGCACCTAGAGTTTCTTTTAGAGGTGTTGAATTAGTAGCAATGTATGAGTGGGACACTATCTTAACTGATACTAACCCAGATTTATTTCAAAGTGCAGCAGGTGCTGACCTTACTCAAGGTATATGCTATACTGCAGTAGAGAACTTAATCATTGGTTCTGATGTAACTGACCCAGAAGGTTCTTTCAAAGTATTTTATGATGATTTAGAAGAAAAAATGTTCTTCAGAGGTTACTTCAAGTTAGGTGTACAGTACTTGTACTCTTCTCTTGTTCAATGGGGACTTTTAGTATAACAATAATGTAATAATAGAGGAGAGGGTGTAAAAATCTTCTCCTCTTAATTACTTTTTAATTAATTATAAAATAATAATAAAATGGCAATAGATACAGGTTTAGCAATCGCGTGTGCAGATTTACAAGCGACTGGAGGTATAACACAAATCCTACTAAGAAGTTGGACAGCAACTGATGTAATTACTTATGGTGCTACTGGAACACATAGCATAGCAAGTATTCTTAAGGTAGCTGCTGATGCAGAATGGTTTGTGTACGAGTTTAAAAATGAAACACCAGCATTAACAATTAGTGCAACTAAAGAAAATGGTTCAACTGCTTTTGAGTGTGGACTATCTTTTATGTTACCAAGATTAGAATTAACAAAGAATAATGCTTTACAGTCTATGCTTAATGAGTGTATGATGGGTATGGCTTTAGATACTAATGGTCAATGGTGGGTTTTAGGTGTTTCTGAGAAGTATGCAAATGAAGATGTAGCAAGTAGAAGTCAGACTTTCTTAAATATGGCTACTATAGAAGGTGGTACAGGGGCTGCTTATTCTGATGAAAGTGGAGTTACTGTTAGTTTAATGGCAAGACAGTTTGAATTACCAAGAGAGTACGCTGGTTTAGTTACTGTAGATACAGCAGCTTTAACAGCAATAACAGGAGCATAATAATTAAAGATATATTTTTAGGTTGGACTTGTTTCGTAAAAAGTTTATAACCTTTTCCTATTAATATCTTTCTAATAATATGTGTGATTGTGGTCAAAAAGTTGTAAATTACACACACTTAAATATATACACACTTATGGCAAAATATAAGGCAGTAAAATCATCAGGTACTTTGTATAAGGGTGATTTAAAGATTAAATGGGCTACAGCAACTCAAGAGGAGTTAGCTTATGCTTACGAGGATTTAGGATTGACTAAATTAGTAGAAAAATTATCAACTATAAAAACTGAAGATGAGCCAAAAAAAGAAAGTAAGAGGAGCAGCAAAAACAAATCTTCAGACTCAAAAGAGTAATACTTTTGAATTTGGGGTTTTTAATTTAGCAGTACCTCAAAGTATAGAAGAACCACAAGACTTATCTAGGGTGCTGACTAAGTTCGTACCATTTGGTAATGACAACTTGTTTCCTCAGTACTTAGCTAGACTAAAGCGACAGTCATCTACACACAGAAGTGTCTTAGCACAAAAGACAATCTTTACGAGTGGTGCTAAATTTGTCAGTAGCAATGAAGACATATTAGACTACATTAAAGATGTAAATGCTGATGGAGAGTCATTAAGAATGATTTTTAAGAAGTTAGCAGATGATTACTATACATTTGGAAATGCTTACTTAGAAGGAGTTATATATGATGGTGGACTGAATCTATACCATATAGATGCAACTACTGTTAGAATGGCTAAGAATAAGAAAGAAGTGTATGTTCATCCTGATTGGGCTAAGTTCAATACTATGAAGGATAAGTTAAGCACTATACCTATCTACCCAGAAGTAAAGGGTAACAGGTTTGTATATGAGTTTAATGATTACGAGCCTACATTCCAATTCTACGGATTACCTGATTATGTTGCAGCATTAGAGCATATTGCTGTTGATTATGAAATTGGTAAATGGAATCACACAAAATTTAAGAATGGCTTCCAACCATCTGCTATCGTTGAGATTAGTGGAGATATGGGTGAAGAAGAAGCAAAGAAATTAGTAAACGAGGCACAGAAAAAGTTTGTTGGAGAGGGGAATAATGGTAAGATAATGTTTATCGTTAAGAATGGAGATACTTCTGCTGCTAATGTTTCTATTATAAAAGATGACCAAGATGGTAGTTGGTTAGACTTACAAAGAATAACTGACCAGAACATTGTAACTGCTCACAGATGGCAACCATCACTAAGTGGATTAGTTTCAAGTGGTAAGATGAATAATACAGGTAGTGAGATTAGAATTGCTTATGATTTAGCAATGACTACTGTAATTAAAGATACTTCTGACTTGCTATTAAATGGTATTAAGACTGTATTGTATAAAGAGTTAGGTTTCTTACCTGAAGATTTAATCATTCATTATGAGCCACCAATTAGTTTTGCTACTCAGATTGACCCATCTAAAGTGCTTACAATTAACGAGCAAAGAAGAATGTTAGATGAGGACTTACCAATGCTTGTAGAGGGTGATATGTTCTTAACTGATAGAGAGCAAATCATTGTAACTAGAGATGATGATGCAGATGGAGTTGGAGATGATGATGCTGGAGATTTAACTGTAACTCAAAAAACTGAAGACTAAACACTATGGCAAACGTAAATCAATATAAAACACTAGCAACATCAGAAGAGGTTATAAGTAATAGTTTTACTAATGCTAATACTGACCCTGCTTTAATATCAACTAACACTATATTACTTTCTGAGTTAGCACATTTAAAGACTGCTATTGGTAAGAAGTTTTATGAGGAGCTAAAGACTCAGAACAATGTAGGTGATTATCCAACAGCAGGAGGTCTTACTCAAGCTA